GCCACTAACAATAATATAGTTAATCACAGAACCAGATGCCGGAGCAACTGCAAAATTTAATCCAATCCTGTTTGCACTCACATATGTATTATCTGTTTTAAACAATTTAGGACTAGTTGCAATACCATTTATGTAAACTAAACTTGTAACAGTATCTAACCACGGAGCTTTAGTTATAAATTCAACCGTAGTTCCGTTAGCTACAAAATAATCAACGTCTAAAATGTTTTCACCGTTAAATCCAAGACTAAAAATAGAGATAGTACTGTTAGCAGTAGGTGCGGTATTAAAATTTACTAGTTTATTTTTATAGTCAACAGTATATGCTGTATCATAATTTTTTATATCAGAATTTACCTTAACAATTACTGCTCGAGGGCTTGACGGTGTTTGAGTAATTTTAAATATTGTCTGTATTCCGTCAGCAAGATAGTTATCAACTTTAATATTTGCACTGCCTGCTGGAAATTGATCAAATACTTTAATTGCAACACTATCTACAACTTGTCCTGGAACTACCTCTTCAGGTGCCGGACTAGATGTTGGAGTTACTAATCCGTCGCCGTCTACTAGTATATCCTCTGCGGCAAGACCTGTAGCACTAGTATATGCAAGATTTCCTCCGGTTAATGCTGTGTCGTAATCAGCATCTTGAGGTTTGATCGAACCATCACTAGTACTTTGGCGCCAAATAAACTTGTCACCGTTCAGTACTGTAAACGTTCCCGGTATAGTAAATGTTGAGGTTGAACCACTAGCAGTCGCAGAAGACATAATTGCGTTAGTATTTGTTTGACTAGGAGTTCCAAAGTTTGGATCATCAAGTCTTAATGGTTCCATTTCTGTTATAATATTTAATTGGGTACCGGATAGTATTGGAGTAGTTAGTGCAACAGTACCATTAGTAAAGATTGAAAAATCTGTCGGTTGAGTTAATACTCGAGTAAACAACACGCTTGTGCTTGTTGGAACGTTTACGTACAAGATCTGACTTAGTGTAACAGTATTTGTACCGCTATTGATACTTAATACTACTGTGTTTAAAGCAAATGCTGCCACTGTAGAGCAAGACACCACATCACCTATTTTAATTCGAGTCGTCGAATTTACTCTTAATAAAAGAGTTCCAGCAGTTCCAGACAATGTAACTGGTGCCAACGATGTTTGTATCGTTGATGCCGTAACTATTGGTGTCTTATTTGATGCAGGATATTGATATTTCAATCCTACACCGTCACTTGTATGTGTAGTTACAGTATTACGTGAATAATATACGTTTAATAATGTTCCGACTGTCGGAGTATATGGCAATGTAAATGAATGCGTATTAGCAGTAACCGTTACAATATAGTCACTATATGTTGCATCAAACGTATCCCATTTATCTGTATAATAAGGAAGTGCTCCCCAGCCAGCTGACACATCAAATCCTAACCCGCTAACTATAACACCACCATAATCAATACCAGTCATTAATTGCGATAGCTCATTACCTAATTGCCCGTCTTGAGGATTATAATAATACTGTGTTCTATCAGCCGCATTAAGTAAATCCCAGTCCTTAATATAAGTCACTTTAATTATAGATAAGTTTGCAGGCGGATTAATAAATGTTATAGTTCCAGAATATGTTGTATATCCTTTTGCAGTAGATTTTTTAATTGCTAATGTATATAGATTTCTTAATACAAGTATTTCACTAGTCTGTCCAGGTGCAGTAATAGTTACTGTACTTTCGCCAATACGAATGTCAGGTGCCCATGTTAGATTAAATTGTAGACGCGATCCTGAACCTGTAAATGTTTCAGTTTGTCCTAATTGAGTTACGTAGTATCCTTGAGTCAATCTATCAAATTTAATTTTTATATGTGTTGATCGTACTACACCATGTTGTTTAGTAGCATCTAAGCTATTTCCGATGTATGCAACTACTCGAGCCGATACTCCTGTAGCTGAAAGACCTCCGATAATCTCTACAGTAGGCGCTGACAAGTAGCCTAATCCCGTTGACAGTAATACTATTCTGTTTACTTTTCCATTAGATATAAATGCCCTAGCGGTTGCGCCGGCGCCTGAGTTATTAGTAATCTTCACTGCTGGTTCTGATACGTATCCGCTTCCACTATCGACGATATGCAGTTCAGTAACAATAAATCCTACATTATCTAACCAATTTTTCCAAGGGTACAGTTGTATTGCAGTGTTGTCTGCTTCTATCTTTCCATTAGCTACCCAAGTATTGATAGTTGTTAATTTTCCGTTGTCATACACTACTGGTAAATCAAAATCACTTACCATTGTTTTTGAATTGTCAATCTTAGAGTATGCTGTTACATACTCACGAACTTTCGTTCTATATGGTTTTACTTCGTTAACATATTCTTGGAAATTTAATAAGTTATCAGTTTGATATGTTACTGGTTGGCTTAGTTGACCAATATTATGCTGGGCTTTGATAAAACTAGTTTTAAAAATCCAATCAACATATACTTGTTCACTAAGTGCATATCTTACACTAGTAAAAAATAAGTCTATATAATGTTGTCTAAGGTCGCCAACTAGTATATCATCTTTCAATGCATTTAGCACCAATCTTAATTCGTTAACTGCTTCGCCGTCAAATACCGCGCCATCAAAAGTGGAATCATCATAGCCGATACTAGTGTTAGTAAATTCATAAAAACTTTTCTTAAACTGTATAGTTCCTTTTTGTACTCCTACTACTTGATAAGATTGTGTCCAATCAGTACTAGTCGATATTGCATAACGATACAATAGTTGCCAGCCGCTGACAGAGCCGGATCTAACTAAAACCGTTTCCCCTATTGATGGATTGATAGAATTTAAATCCGGAATAGAATCTACTCCGTAGTCTGCGGCTGAGAATTGATTATATCCAGTAGCATACCAATCAATATAAGACCAATGATTTCGTACATCGTATGTTTTAGTATTAGTTCTTGACCAATTTTTTCCTAGTGGATCATAAGAATATATTGCCCAAGCACCCGTCGACTGAGCATCACTATAGACTAATACTGAGTAATCTCTTACTATTGCTACAGTATTTGAGTCGTATCCTTCACCTGATGATAACACCGTTGCATCAATTATTTGTCCTAGTGTATTAATTTTAGCCCTAACTGTTGCACCGGTACCACTCCCTGTAATTTCGATAAACGGTGGATACAAATATCCTAACCCTGCAGAATTAATTGTAATCCCTGTGATTTTTCCGTCTACAATAACAGGACTAATACTCGGACGTTTAAATGCTCCGATACTTACATACGATAATTCAGCATCAGTATCAATAGTAGTATCATATAATCCGCTTGGCAGTATTTTAGTGCCGTCAACTAATGTTATAAAAGCAGGATAAGAATCATATTGTTCTAATGCTAGTAAATTTCTCGATTGTACAATTTGATGTTTAGATAAAATAATATTAACTTGCTCAATAAATTGTTTTAATGCTTCAAATCGATTTACAAACATACTTTGACGTGGTCGATTTTCAATACCGTAGCGCAATTTAATTGGTTGTTTTAAATCAGGAACAGTAAGTCCGTTACGATCTCTGCCACACAAACTGTCAAACCATTTTTGTTCAATTGCTGTTGGTAATGTTGTAGTCGATTCGTCGCTGATAATTTTCCAATGACTATGTATGTTGCTATCAATCTTATCTGTGGTCCAGTATTCAACAGATAGTACAACATCTGTTGAATGCAAAATTGATTTAACATTAACTAAACTAAATGAATTGATACCTGTTACTGATAGATACTGATATCCCGCACCTCTTGGATTTGCAATTAATGATGCAACATCTGATGATGAAATGTATCTTCCTGATACATTAGGAATAAGAGTTTTGTTTTTTACCCAATAGTAATATGTATTTTTAAAAGTTTGACTTATAGTATCGTATACTTGACTTACGCTATACGTTGAATTTCCATATAAACTCTTACCACTTATACCTTTTGTAAGTCCAGTTTCTGTATCTGCTAAATTATCCCAATCGGCAGGTTTATATACACTTGACACCCACTCATATACGTCAACTGTTGCTCCGGTTGCTAACGAATTCCAATTACTTGTTCGATATACAATATCAGAGTCATACGGTTCAATAAATTTAGTAGTTCTTAAATCCCACCATAGTTTTCCAATAGGGTCAGAAGTCCACGGTTTATTTGAATTCACTGTAACATTATCATTACCGACCGAATATACTGCTGGATCATAAAATGAGCTGTATGTAATTTCTTCTCTTGCAGGACCGGCAATTTTTCCTTGTAATGGGTCTATAACATCTAAGTATTTGATTAGTGTTCCGGTCGTTCTATTATATAGATATGCTTTTTTAATCTTGCTCACATCAGGTTTTGCAATTTCACTACGTTTCTTTGTCCAAGTATATGTATTTGGAGCCTTATGATAATCATATATAATTCCAGAATTTAAATTCTGATCCAATGCATTTGGTGAACTTACAACAATATGATCTAAGCCGACTGCAAATCCAGTACCATATCCGTCATTTAACGAATTTTTAATATCAAGCATTTCACTAAACACCCACTTAGAATAATAATTATCGTATACATCTATTCTTCCGCTGTCGATTTGTTTAGTAACAAATGTTGTGCTCTTTTTATCAAATGTTGTTTCATTACTGTCAAATGTCATTGAATTAACTGTGTCGCCGCTTGAATTATAAATTGCAAGAGTTTTATCAGACATAAAAGCAATTTTACTTCCAAAGAATCCGGAATTTTCTGGATTATGATTAACTAATGTTTGATATAACACATAGGTGCCATTAGTTAACTTATAAATGTACACTGCGCCTTGATTAACTTTAACACCAGTAGCAAGTATATCTGAGATTGCAATATATGTTGCATCATTTGAAATTGCAACAGATGTACCAAAACTAGATCTAGTCCCGTATATAGTTTGTGAGCCAGTAGCTGACATAATCGTAACTCTTCCAGTTATTGAACTACCCGAAGATATTACTGCATATGCAGACGTTGCATTGCCACTTACAACTATGTTAGAACCAAAATTATAAGCTAATCCTTGACCGTAGTAACTTGCGGCATTTACAGAATTAAAAAACCATCCAGCAACACTAAAAGTTAATACACCGGCCGGTGTAGAATTAGGACTGCCAGTTAGTTCTAACTTAGTTGAACTTAGTACGGTTAGTACTGTTTGACCGCCAGTGAATCCTGTACCTGAAACTATCATGCCGGGCAATATACCAGCAGTTGATGTTACTGCAATAATTCCGCCTACAGTTCCCACTGGGTTAAATGCTGACGTTGCTTCAGCAACCGAACCATAAGCAAATTTATATATAGAGTTAGTACCAGGTGCACCAACAATAAGTTGATCCGTTAGTTTACTATTTGTTGAGCCGAACGGTACTCCACTAAAAAATCGTATACTAGACCCAAATAATTCATTCGATCGCGGAGTAGGACTTACGAACGAATCAACAAGTGTATAAATGTTATCAGTATCTTTCTTATAAAGATGAACTACGCCCTGTGCTGGTAGACTACTTGCTGTTCCCGATTCTTCTATCGGAATATATGGAATACTTTCCCAATAGATATTTGATGTTTGCCCAGTCGGGGGTGTTCGTCCTGGTAATAAGTTTTGTAACGCTCTATAGAAATATACGTTAGTTAAGACCGCTTGCCAAGCATCAAATGTATCTGCAACTGTTTTAGCCGTTTGAATCCAGATTGCCTGTATGAGTGGATTTGTTGAACTTATCAGTGCCTGATAAGAAGCTATGCTTGCTGGATAGCCGACACCTGCCCAATTTGCACCAGCAAAATAGGCTTCTAATGTGGCAAGAGCATTTTCATAATCGGCTTGCTCTGGTGTTGGCACCACAGTTGATACAATATCACCGATAAGATAATTATTGATACTATCATTATATGGGCCTCGATACTTCGTATGGGCGTACCCGACTGCCGGACTTCCGGTAGCTAGCCAAGTTTTGTCATTACTAAATGCTATCACAGTTGCATACAAATTATCTGCTTGCGGCTGTGTAGTAATAATTGGTTTTAAAATCAACTGTCGCTGTATCCACGGCGTATTAACACTTGCTTTATCCCAAGTAACAACTTCTCCGTTAGCTGTAGAAATTGCAAGAATAGATCCGTCTTGTGTAACAGCTACCGATCTTCCGTAGCGTAATCCGGTCGCCGGATTAGAATTAGATAATATTGATTTCGTATATACCGGAGCATATTCCCATGTTGCCCAGTTACCATTGCCACCATCGTCAGTCCATAGTGTTTCACCTTTTGATAATTTTCTAGGAACGATTTCATCGATAGTATCAATCGATTGGCTTCTTTGTGTTAATAGTGCATAAACAATTATGCTAGATTGTTCAGTAAATGTTTCCCAATTAGTGATAGTAGCATTAACTGTAAATGAATTTAAAGTTACGCTGGTTATTTTATAAAACCCATTAACTTTATTAGTTTGAGTTATACCGATCCATGTTCCGGTCGGTAGAGGTACTAAATCTAACAATGTAACTGTCATCACGCTACCGTCGTATGCTACATCAGTGACTTGAAAATCTACATCAGTAAATCTATAAATGTTCCAACTGGCATTTTCAAATGAACACCAAATATACGACCCGTTGTTAAGAGTAGTTACATCATAATCAACAATATCATCTATAGACTGCAGAGAAAAAGACACATCTGACGGTCTTACATATCCCGCAGATCGAAGATAAGGTTGATAATTTTCTAAAACGGGCCATGGTGCACTATTATAACCAATAGGTTTTAAATATATGTTATTAGGTGTTTGTCTAATAAGGTAATCTAATGCTTCTGGATCAGGCTGTTTAACAAGGTAAAATCCCTGAGGATTAATTTTAAATTGTCCTTCGTCGAGAACAAATTCAATATTTTCAAAAGATCCACTAGCGCCATATTGTCCTAAACGAATAGCCCATTCTTCTTTAAATGTTAAACTTTCTTGTCCGTCGGCACTAAGTACATCAAATAATTTGTTTAAACTATTCTGTGTTCCTTTTTCACGAATCATACCTTGATAGAATTTAAATTCACTAACATCATCTTTAATAATATTATCGAGATACGATCGCTTTTGATATCCAATTAAGTGCTGTGCAACTTTTTGTTGGGTCGCATCAAAGTTGTCGCTATCTAAACTATAAAAATCTGTAAATTGACCTGCTTTATAAGTCCAGTTAGGTAGTAATGCTGGTACTGGAGCTGTAGTTAATTTTATCCAGTTATTTGAATTAAAATTTTCAGTTCCTTGTAGGGCAGAGTTAGCACTGTAGTAAAACTGCTTATACTTAACAATATCACCAAGATTATAACCGTCCCACGGTTGCCAATCATTAACTATAGCTTCATCAAATATAAATCCCGGTACATCAAATCCACCGTACCAGCCAACACTAACATAACCTGACACGGTTATTCGTTCTTGTCTATAACCAGTTGATGGATTATAGACTGTATCATTAAACATTGTAGCATTAGACATTATGACTACTTGTTCTTTTTGTACAAGATAAAAACTTGCACCATATATACCGTCATTACCTATCGGCGCATAACTAACTGCATTGTCTTTTCTATAAGAATTGATATATGATTTTTCTAAAGGAGTACCGTCAACTTTAAAAATTTCATATCCGTTAAATGGATTAGAAATATCATCTACGACCGAAAGATTAGTATTAAAACTAATTTTATCTGCACTTGGACTAAGACTAATTACTCCGTTACCTACCGTTGTTAAACTATCTAATTTAACAAAATTTGTAAGGTCAAAGGTTGCCCCGGCTGGCACATTTTTTATAGCACGATGAAATACTCCATTATATTGTACAACTTCATCATACGCAATATCAATAGTCGGATTCCAATCTTTCCATTGATTCTTACCACTACTCCAGTTTTGAGTAGACCAGAACATGAACTCTTTAGCACTAGTTTCCCAGTTAGTTACTGTACCTAAGCGTTTATTAAACTCATCAAATATAAATCCTTGATCTTTTAAATATTCACCGTACCCTAATATAAAGTCTACTACGGCTTGAACGTTAGAAAAATAAGTGCCGTATGGAGCAATTATCGGATCTGATCGTTTCCATGATTTGCGGAATACTGCATCTCGGCCACCAATAATTGGTAGTCTAGGCAACGATTGATAGTACTGCGGCTCAAAATTTGTTGAAGTAGTGTGCGTTGTTTTAACCCTATAAAACGCTTGATTTACCCTAACAATCGTACCGGCGGCATATTGTTTTCTAATATCCCATGTATTAAATGATTCTGATATACCGCCAACATTTATAGTTGATCCAGATTGTGTATACTGATAATATTTAAAATATGGTTCAGTTAGACTATACCCCTTAACAGAAAATCCGTTAGAGAATTTAGTAATAATTATTCCGCTATATGTAATTTTTTTAATAGGATTTGAACTGTTTAAAACAATGTCATAATCTTCTTGAGGTACAAAAACTGATCCGGATGATGCATAAGTTTTTGAATCTAATAATAAATTAAATTTTTGTTTGCTAGTATACCCGGCTACACGATAGCTTAATTTTGCCATCATGTTTGTCAAATCATATTGATATGCTGTATATGATTTTAAATTATCGCTTAAAATATAATTTGTTAGATAATTAATTATACCTGCTGTTTGAATTCTATTTTTACTAGAACTAATACTCGGTAGCTTTATACTCGCAGGAGTAATTCGTAAATTAGTATCACTATATACTAATTGATTAGCTAAATTTCTTACAATTCTAGATCTATCTAGTAACACCCCAAATGTTTTTGCAGGTGTTAATAACATGGAAGCTAAAATGACACTGAACGGAAAATGACTACTTCTTCTCCATGCGGCTTCAACTGGTGCAATATCACCGAATACAAAATCTCCATCAGTTTGCTGTGTAACTGTGCCAAATGCAAGGCCCGAAGCAAGCGGACTAATCAACTTGCCAGTATTATCGACAGGAATATGCTTGATTAAAAATGATTTTGCATACTTCGTTAACGTAATTGCAGGGGCGCCGGGCTCTCTTACTACACCATCAGCAATGTCTTGCCACATTACTTGATTGTCTCTTGTGTACGGAGCCGGTCCGTATACTGGCACCCACCAAGTCGGTTGCTGACTAAATCCTAACATTTCCCATGGGCATATATTTGGGCGATCAGTATCGAGCATGTACTGATAAATTCCTCTCCAATAACCAGGAATAGTTGATCCGTCTATTGCCGAATGGCCGGTATAGTTATAAGTAAAACTATTATTAATATCGTATTTTAAAGGCTTAGTAAAATCCTGATCAACTAGTACTGACCATTTATAAAAATTAGGTGCCAATACTTGATTAAACTCTGACAAACTATATGCATTAGTTCTATTAAAACTTGGTACGATATCAGCTATATCATATACGCTACTATCATATTTTACTTTTATATTATTAAAAATTCTTTTTTCAATTTCTAATATAATATCATCTCTGTAATCATTATAGGCTGCTATTAAACTCCCATCATGTCCTTGAATCATTTTAACAGGATTAATTAATGTTGTATCTAAATAAATTTTTGGTTCAAATTTTGGCCAGATACCTAATTTTGTAGGAGTTTCAGGAACGAAAGACCCGTCAGTATTATCATATTCTCGTATAGTAATATTATCGTTGTTTTGTAACGGAACAGTATCAGTTAATACAATAAAACCTTGATCGTTAAATGTATAATGTGTACCGTATAGTAATTGATTTCCAACTGATGTTGCATATCCATTATGATATACACCAACTGCTTGATTAGATAACTTATCTAAATTAAAAACAGATGTTAACGGATAACTTTTTATTCTATAGTCAACTACTCGAATGATTGTTTCAGTGAACGACCCGTAAGGAACCATATCACTAAGATAATATGGAAATGTTTTTGGTTTATCTTTATTAATCTTTTTTAGTATTAAATCAACTTGGTGCACTGGATTAGAATCAATCCCGAGGCTAGTAGCAACTTTAATAAAATTTCTTTTAAAATTAAGGTAGTCTTCTCGACTCTTCTCAATCGCTCGTACTATGTTATTAGTTTCAGATGTTATATGATAGGTTGATAGACTTGCAGGACCGCTATGCTGTACAAATTTTGTTCCGTATGGGGTAATATTTCCTAAGTCTCGAATGTTTGGATGGTCTGGATCATATGTTTGATTACCAGTGGTCATTATAGCAGACGATTCTGTAGATTTGTCAAATAGTTCAGGTATATTATCAATAATAGAACTAACGTGATCAGAAACTTCACCTAGTGTAAAATCGCCAATCTCAGTATTCATTGGATTATTTTGAAGATTAATAGGAATCTCATAATAGCCATTACTGTTAATTGCTTGTTTTGCAAAAGTTTTAATAGTTAGTACATCTAATAAACCAATCGCAGTAGTTAGTTTAATTTGTTTATAAACTGGTTTATCAACTATCGACCAATATGCAGGATCTAATCGAAGACCGTTAACATACACTTTTACTATTAAATCTGAAAGGTCGTCAATCTTATTAAAAATATCTATAGGAAAATTGTTTGTTAAGTTACTATTCTTGTAAACTCGAACACCTGCTTGGATTGTTGATACTAATGCTTTTTGCCAGCCATTTTGATAAACAGCATTACCGACATAATCCTGACAAACAAGATACCCTTGTTTGATAGATACAGTAGTTAACGCAGTAGTTGTGGGTAATTTGTATTGAAAGGTATCAGTTGCTAGTGTAAAGTTAAAAACAATGTCGCCAATATTATTAATATTTTTATAAGTTAATCTAAAACCAAGAGACGGATCAACAACACCTGTCGATGCAACTTTATAATTAAAAATCGAGGTTCCTATAAAAGTAGTACCTGGATATTCAGAAGCATTCCCATATGAAATTTTGTTGTTATCCACAATATCAAATAGTGGAGATTGATTAGTGTTAGTTTTTTGTTGAGCTAATTTCCAAGTAGTGCCATTGTACCAATACATTTGCCCTTGATTTTTATTGCCTCTTCTAATTAGAACAACATTATCAATCGCAGGTTGAGAAACTAATTCTAAATGAATTTGTCTGTATCCGGAGATATTTATAAATGTTACTTTATAAACATTATTCTGCACTAATCGATCAGGATCAGCCGTAAATAAAACTAGCAATCCGTCAGTTAGTGGCACACCATCAACGTTATATCCCCTACTTCCCTCGATAGTAGAAAACACATCTTTTGTATAGGTATCAATAACATCTACATCATCAATTGCTGTTGTTCCAAAATTAAATAATCGTAAATCTGAATTGAATTCGATAATAGGTCTAGTAGCCCTAGCAGTCTGATCTAATGAAATTGTCTGCTTATTATAAGCCGCAACAGTTTCTATAACGTCCTTATGAAACCAACGATTGTATCGTGACCACGGATTATGATCTCTACTAGATCGACTAACCGTTAGGTAATCTTTTGTAGACGCAAAGTTAGAAGAATCTCCAAAAGGTTGGGCATCAAACGGGGTATCATCAAATAATACTGCTTCGGTGGCAGTATAAGTTGTAATAATTTCTAAAATATTTTTATTGATTAATTTAATGTTTGATCCAACACCCTCAACATAATATTCGCCGCTGGCATATTTTTCCGGTGTAACGTTTCCTACAAATGCAACTTTCATACCGTTGCTCAATGGTGTTCCGTTAGGTAGACTATAATTCTTTTTACCAATTAACTCTTTTTCAACATCAATAACACTATTTTCTTCGATATCAGAAATTTCAATGGCGCCACCTAGATTTCTATCTGTCCCACTTTGATAAAAAAGTAAACTCGGAGCATCTAGTGGAACTTCAAAAGTAATTGTACCTTTAGTCACACTGTTGCCTTCGACGCCGTCAGTGTATTGAGAAAACTTTCCTATCGATCTATCTATTTTAATGCTGAACGGATTTCCAGGACTATTGATCTCAAATCTATATGTTTGGCCTCTGTATAGTTTTAGGACAGGATTTGGTGTTAAGCCGTCTGGTGTGAATACGTATTGATAATCCGATCCTTCGGTTTGCAATTCAACAGTGTATGTGCTGATAATAGATTTTTGTTGACCATAAATTGTGATAACATCAGGGCCGTATGGGAGCCAATAATAGTTTTGAAAATTTACAAATTTATCCCAATTGATATGCGGGTCCCATGAATAAAATTCCTGGGCGTTTAATCGAGCGTGATTTTTTATATCGCCGCCAAATACACTAACTTGATTAATGTAATCAATATAATCTTTAAAGAAAGTAGTATTACCTAAAGGATCTTTTATTGTGAAACTAGGTTCAAGTTGATAGTGCTCTCGTTGTGCGGACGGAGCTTCTAAATAAACATCAGCACCTGTTGCTGTCTTTGATGTTTTTCTTCCAATAAATCCATTAATTTTTTTGACAGAGCCAGGTTGTACAACTTGATCTATGGTGGCCTGTAAAAACTTTTTGTTTGCATCAGTCTTATAAAAGTTTGGAAGGAAATTCTCTCCAATAGCCGGTGTACCGGTTGGATTTTTATTACTATCGGCCATTAGTTTATTGCTCCGTAGTTTGCACTAGTTGTGTTTTGATTTGATGATATAGTTGTCATTGCGTTGCCAGTGACTGTTCTAATATTTGAACCAGTAATTCCTGAAATAATTTCAATGTTATCTACTGTTGCGCCGTTAACAAAGATCTTATTACTTGGGCAATTTATTTCAAATAGACTACCGAAATATAAATCGGACTGTGACGGTACAATAACAAAGTTAGTAATGTCGGGAGTTAACTGATTCATAACGTATGTTGCTAATTCTGTAAAATAAAATGTATCGCCAAAATTCCAATTATCTAATGCAAAAAATGAGTTTAATGCTGTTACTACTCTAGCTTTAATATCGTTATCTGAAACAACACTACTAACGTTTTTAGTAACCTTAAATGTGGCTTGTACTTCTCTGTCAGCAGACGCGCCAAATAATACTTTATAAGATACTGGATGATATACTATCTCGTCCGATATTGCTTTGATTAAATTTAAACTAGGTGCAATTAAATTATATAATTCGTCTGAACTTGGTGGTAATGGATAGGATAGGCTGTTATTAGCTAACCATTGTCTATACGCTATATCATAATTTTTAGTTAGGATATAGACGTCCATAATATTACTTGCGCCTGGATCAATACGTGAATTATAATCAGCACTATGCGTATATTGAAACTTTAAATTACTTCTTCCGATGTATACTTTATAATCTAAAGTTGGAACTAATGACGCAGTTGATAACGTTAATTTTTTAACGACTTTGATATCTGCGAAATAAAAATACTGTCCATCAGGGTAAGTTGTTAATGAAGTTAATACTGATGCCTGTGTTGGTGCAATAACAACCGTATTGCTAGTATTGTCAATATATTGATACTCGTCTTGGCCGTCATTTAACAAGTAACGTTGTTGTATAATATATTTTGTCAAAGGGTTAACTGTTGGTGCTACAATATTTAAAAATGTTTCAGGATCTTGAATAACACCGTTATCTAAATCTTCAGTAAAACTGATTATAATTTTTTTATTATCAACATATCCATCAATGCCAACATATTCTTTTACCACTTTCCATGGTTGATCTACCGTAAATGCTGATACTAAATCCGGTTGTGTGTTTATACTAAGCACATTAATTTTATCAGATATAACTGTGCCAGTAGTGTTGTCGTAAATAGGATTAGTACTATCAAAATAAAATCTTACTTGCTTATCACTTTCAAATACATAACGCACTAGTCTCGAAGTAACTGTATAATATTCATTATTAGTTGTGAATAGTAGTAACCAACTAGCATCTTGTTGACTATTAGTTGTATCTCCTTGGTTACCTAAACTAAATGAAGATGATGTGTCAAGATTAGCTTCGTAAATAATCTGCCAACTTTGATCGGCGGCATTGTAACGTAATCCAAACGGCTTGTTTGCAAAAATTAAATCAATCATCGTAGTAATTACAGTTGAATTAATAGTTGTAGTCAACGCTGGAATTAATTTTGAAAGAATCGCACCTGACGGCACTGATCGATTTAAAGTGATCGGTCCAAATCCAGTTGATAATTTTCCAGTATTATTTGCTGTTCCGTCACCGTTAACACTTACTACTTCAGCCCAAAGGTAAGTTGTTGCTCCTGGAATAGTTGCAGTACCAGTTACTAGTTGATTTGCATTTTTTGTATTAAAGTATTTTCCGGCTGGAGCTGTAAATTTGATTAGAGCACCCTTAGTTAGATATTTTAAGTCAGTATTAGTATATGTTCCTACTTTATAAGGAGTTGCATCAACTGTATCACCAACATATCCTGTTGAAGAAACAGTGTCAGACGTTGTTTTATACCATGCAATATTAAGACTGGCTGTTAGAAAGTTAACAAAGTTACTGTAATAAAAATTAGATAGATCCGGACTGCCTAAAATATCAGTAACTTGATTATATATAACTGCTTGAATATCAGTTTTAGTCACATATTTAAATTGAATGCCTGAATCAGAATAAAAATCTTGATATATAACGCCGTCGTCTGCAAACAAATTTGTACTAGAATATTTTCCCGTTGGGTCTGCTAGATCAAAATAACGACTTATACCACTGCTAGTTCTATTAACACTTTTTATCTTTGCAACTTGTTGCGATACAGATAACGGACTTATGTTGTAGTCTTCACCAGTTATCATTCTATTTTGTGTATAGTAAGTTTGCGGAGCATTATTTTTTATAGATGTGTTATCTTCTGTCGCGGACGCATTACTAACCGAAGATGTTAATCCTAGTGTAATTGTTATCGATTCTGCAGTCCCCGAAGCTGAAATATAAGGAATACTAATACTAATATTTCTAATATCGGCAGGATTAATTGTATAAGCTAATCCGTTGCTGATACGATAATATGTTCTAAAGTCACCTAATGGCAGTGTTCCAAACGTACCATCACTAAAGGCTAAACTAACTTGGTCGCCGGTACGAGTAACTACAGTGTAGATATTTTTAATGCTTTTGTTTAGACTGTTATAGATAATATTATTGCCAGTAGTAGAACTTACTTTTGTCCATAGATCGCTTTCGGCGCCATTCTGATCTAATGAGTATAACCACACATCATCATTGTTGATATTTTGTGTTGCGATATCTATACTTTCATTACTGCTCGGTTGAGTAATATTAAATTGGCCGGCTTGTAAATTGCCTTGGGTAAAATAAAAGAAAAACCCAGTTCCAGAGCTTCCTGCGCCGTGGCCGTCTTCTCTATAAACACATGCTGGTTTATTTCCAAGTTTTGGTGGCTCCTCGTAAATAAAAGATTGCCCAGTGAACGTTGTGCTAGTTATTTCAAAATTCATAGATCGACCAGCAACTGTACTAGTAAATCCGTATATTGGTGCATTTGTATTTGTTGCATTAAATCTATATTGACTTGTAGGAACTCCGTAAATTGTTTCGGATGCGGCAGGACTACCAAATTGTTGTGTTTGAGGGAACGCGGCATTTAACACTTTAATAAATTGATCATACCAATTAGTATTGCTTGGATCGTTCCAAGCAATAACTTGGCTAGCAACATTACGACCGTTGCTATCTATAACAGTTTCAGTTGTTTGTACAGTTGAAATTTTTAGTAGACCACTGGCGGCAATATTTCGTTTAGGATTATAACTAATTAATCGTGCTAGTCTTAGTACACTATCTCTACGAGTAGCAAGCTCTAAGAAATTTTCACGAGCATTTAAATCAACGCGGAAAGCTATGCTTTGGCCCAAGAATGCAATAAGGTCAATTAGGGCAAGGTATTCGCTAGACTCAATGTAATCGTTAAAATCTTCAGGATAATTTGTGCGCAAATACTGGATCATAGTTCTGCGTAAATTTTCAAAGTCGTAGCTTTGGAAATCTGCATTGCGGAAACTCTGATAGATCTTTTTCCAATCTTCTGATATTAGTAAATTATTTTGTCTATCGGTTGAACTCATATTATATCCTGTATCCTGTATTTATTTTATTCTATTATGTGTGTAGTTAATTAAGCGACCAAAAGCCCATTGGCTTGATCAAACCTTAATTGTAGTGATTGCTGGATATTATAAGGAAGAAACTTTAATGTACATTGTATTTGTATACCCTGACCGTAGCTAGTAACTATCACACTTTCAGCTGTGATCCTGGGATCATAATTGATAATAACGTTAATATTGTCTAATATCAAATTCTTAAGCTCTTCTGTTAGAGGTTCAAATAATAGATCCCATATAACACAGCCAAATGTAGGGTTCATCAAACGTTCGCCTTGACGGGTATTAAAATGATTAAGTATGTCCTGTTTAATTAATTCAAAGTCATATAGATTGTGATTTTCAGACGATGTGTTAATTGTACTAAACCCCTTATACATCTTAGGGCCAATGTTATCCGGTTGGCTTGCAGCCGGTAATGTTATTTTTTTATAAAGATTTGCGTTTGAACTCATTATTGATTTCCTTGATCAGGCGGAGTTACACGTTTAAATGTATCAATGCTGGTTGTATATTTCTTCCAATAAGTTGCTGTAGGGGCAACTGGATTTGCGACCGCTACTGTTTTTGCAGGAGTATGTTCTGTTGGGTTTAAGTTTTCATGTCCGGCCCACGGTTCGTGTTGTGGTATCCTTGCGGCTTTAGGAGCAGTTGCGGCCGCTGGTCCGTTCATATGAATGTTAGCGGCAGTTTCAACATGGTTGCCGCCGCTTCTAATATTAGTTGCTCCGGTCGCTGTTAAATTATTTGCACCTGCAGAATTAAGATTAAAATTACGTTTAGCAGTAAAATTTATATCTCGATCAGCAGTAAAATTTATATCATTCTCACTGTGTACACTAATACTATCCTTAGCATATATGTCTATTTTTCCGTTACTGGTTAATTCAATCCAACTAGTGCCGCTAGCATTGCCAATATAGATTAAATCTTCGCTGTTGTGCAACAAGATCTGATGTCCAGTACGTGTACGAATTCTTACCAGTTCGTTGTGTGGTATGTTGACATTACCATCTGTTTCGTTTTGCTCTACAGCGGCGTACTCTGGCGGGCCTTCGTCAGCATATTTCTTACGAAGAAACGCGGCATCACCGTCGTCCATTACAAACGTTGATCCGCCTAATCTACTAACAAATGCATTAGGTACTTGACTATCTTTTTGTCCAACGGCACCTTGTTTAGCATTAGTATTCTTGTCAACCGGTCCCGGAGTGCTGATACCAAACACCATACTAGGTGCTTCTCGCCTTGCACTACTAGTTGTTAACCCTCGTATGTCATCTTTGTCAAGTCCCTGAATAACTAAATTAAGATATTGATTAGTATGTTGTGGTTTTAGATAAGTCGTAGGATCGCTATTAGTATTATTTAATTTTTTGTTATATTCAGCTACTGGAGATCGACCAGTGCCCTCAACAACTGCTTCAGTTGCCGCAATTCCAGGCAACATAAAATTCATATTCTCGTCCTGTATACAGCCAATCCAATAACCGCGTTTGGGATCACCCTGTATAAAGATAACCATCACCGTAGTTCCTACATCAGGAGGTACCATCCACATGCCGTAGCTTTTTTGTGTTTCATTATAGGTATTATTTTCAGCATCTTCACCTGTGAACTTAACACCTGTGACTCCATAAAATGGACTTAAATAGCTGACAGTTCTTAATTCAGAAGTACTGCTATCATTACCAATTGGGCGCAATAGTTCTACTTGTAAACTACCCATGAATGATGGATCTTGATGGCTTACCACCCTAGCTAAGAACGGTCCGGGATCTGGCTTCGAAGGAGCTGACGAACTATGAAAAGCGTTTGGAATTTTTGACATATATTAATTTGATGTGTTAAACTTGTCTGATTTGTTAACGCCGTCTGAATTATTATTATAAGTCTCTGCCGGAGTTGCTTCAGGTCGTTTAGATTCTTGAAGAGGCCGTCTTATGCCTTTTAGTTCTTGCTGAAATATGCCTCCTTTAAAAGTACTATTGACAACTATCAACTGATAAAGCCCACTAAATTTATTAACCGGAGCACTTTTTGTTGCGCCACCAAATGTATACAAACCGGTGCTTTGATTAAGATCTATCGGAGTTCTAAAATTAACTCGTACATCAACTTCACCGCTTTGTGCATTTACCGAGCCTTTACTATCTAAATTAGAATATTGTGTAGGAGTGGCGGTATAATTACCTAGGCTTTGTGCAATATAATAAGGGTCTCCAATAATTTTCATCTTTAATACCGTCATCTCGTCGCCTCTAGTTAATGCATCAAACCATACTCGTGCTGAACGAGTTGCTTGTGTTTCTGCTCCTCCGCCTCCCTGTAGATCTGTTCCAGTAAGTGTTTGAACAAACTCTGTAATTCCGTTTATTGTGCCAGATTCAGATTGTTTAGCTTGGCCTACAGGATTAACATCTGATTGCGGTTTCGCTCCATCACCTTGTGCGACGGCAGTTGATGTATCGATTGACTGAGAGTTAGAAGATACCGGTAACATAGTAGTAAAACTAAAATTAAATCCAATTTTAAAATCAATTATATCAACGTTTTTTCCTGTATATAGATAGTTGTATTCCTTAACTACTTGTTTGTTTAAATTATCGTATCCTGCCGGTTTAACACCTGCAGATATAATCTTACTATTATGTGTTTTATAGGGAATAATTTTAAAAACATGTAGTTTAGGTTTTGCTCCAGTTACTGCATTTATCTCATCACTAAGGATATACTGTTGTGGCACAATAAGCCAAGCGTTACGCATACCGGTTGCATCAATATTTGCTGACTGTAATGTTGTATCTGCAAACGCACTATTCATAATAGTATTATTGATTGCCGATAGCACATCAGTACTTTGTGCAAAATTCATACTAGTTATTGATGTATCAGCTGTGTTGAGAGCTCGTACATAAGTTTTAGCAGAAATTGAATATGCTTTAGATTCTTTTGTTGTTGGGGAATCATTTGCTGCCATTCGCATAGGAGAATTTCCTATGGCATTAGCAGTATCTTGTACTAGTGTACCGTTAATATCGCTACGTGAAACGCCCAATTGTTTAAAAACAGCTTCCTTTGCATTAAGATTAATATTGCCCATTGTCTGGACCGCTGGAAACGAAATTTCTTCTGCTTTACTGCCCGATGCCGCGCCGACATCTGATGCTGTTTCTGTGGGGAAATAAATTATTACTTCGTCAGCATTTGCTATACCATTTTGTTCTGCTATCTGTTTATATTTCTTGTTCATCGAAGCCTGAACACTGTTTTCTCCCGTTTGAAGAATTTCTTGCACAGTTTTACCTTGAGCATTGATGTCAGTTTTAAACTTCTTAACACTATCTGTTATAGCGCCGCTTCCCCAGGCAAGTGCTTTACAAGAATAAGTAGATCCGTCTTTAGTACCTGACATACTAATATCAGAAAAGAGAAACGGTATTGATCTTTTTGTATTTGGAATATTGGCGATTTGGCCGGTTTCTTTGTTACCCCTAAATTCAATAGTCAATAAGAACGGAGCTTCTCGCCAGCTCCGATGTCCTTGAATCAACGCGGCTTGTTCACAGGCAACAAAGAACATGCCCATACTATATGGTTCTATTATATCAAATGACATAGTGGCAACATTGCTGTTGTTACCACTTTCAAATCCTATTAAGCTCTTGACCATAACGTTATCGATAAAAAAATCAAATTTACCGTATGCCGTTTTAATTCTATTATTTGGATCAGCGTTAGCACTCTTACATATTAGTTTAACAGGCTTGCCAGCCATATAAGTAGCACCGGGATTATTAATTTCATTAGAACTTAAACAGGCGATTCCAAGAACATAATCATAACTTGCATAGGCAAATAATGGATTTGGTAGTGGTAATTTAGTACCGGATAATTTTGTAAAGAAGCCGCCGATGGCACCAAATGCTCCGGATACTGCATTAGTTACTGCACTAAGTCCCGTAGCAGATCCTACCGAATCTACTAGAGCACCGGTATTAGCTATTTGTGAAGGATTAACTGCTGGTACATTAAGAGGCATATTATAATCCTAACACATTTCGAAGACTACTGTTTTTTGGAATGTAAATTTTAGTACCTGGGACGAAATCAAGAATTGGATCTTGAAGTACGTCCATATTACGTTGTGCAAATACCCACCATAAGGTTGCATCGCCATACAAGTCAAATGCTAGCAAATCTGGACGATAAGTATATTGCGGTTGAATGTTATATAAGAAGTCATCAACTTCTGAACTAACTGGTCGTATTGATAATATATCAAGGTAATTGTTTGTTACCTGAGTATTAAACCATGGACTTGTACTTGTATAATTTGATGCCATATTAGATGTATCCGAATGGGTTATTTAGATATCCGCCCGATACAAATCTATCAAGACTGAATTTACGAACACTATCTCTACTGTAGATTGGCATTAGGTCTATTGTAAAAGTACTCTTAGTTGGAACATGACTTACGCCGCCACTGATCTCGCCACCAATACCTAAGCTGTCTGCTAGGCCAGCTATCTGGCCGATACCGCCTGCAATTGAGCTTACTGCACCGGCTACCTCGCCACCGAATCCTCCTAACACACTACCTAAGCTGTCTGACAATCCACCGATACTATCAGTAATTCCTTGAATTTCTCCTGCGGCAGAACCTACTACATTAACTCCGATGTAATCACATTCTTGAGCCAAGTCCACTTGCAGTTTTGTAACAACTACTGGAACATTTTTAAAAACATAATTACCATAACCATTTAACATAACAACTGGAGGAGGGTTACCTGCTTTAGGATCGTTGCCTGCAAACATCTTTGTTAATGAACGAAGATAATGTACCATGGCAATCCAGTACAGACCTTCTGTAGGATCCGACACATACATTGGAGCAGTAATTGTAATCTGTCCAGGATTACTGCTTTGAAAGGCTTGGAACTTATAATTACTATGTACAATATTTGAGCTGGATGAGTATGTTGCACTACTGGTTATATTAATCTTTGGAGTATACGGAAAAATTAAAGCGCCTGCATCTTTCAATGGTTTCAATACTGGGCTACTTTGGAAACTAGTCCACTTGGCTATGCTTAGTCTAACACGCCAATCGTTTGGATTATCAGTATCACTAAAGGAAGCCACTGCTCCCATAATGTCGCCAATTGCTTCGCCGGCCGCCGGTAAATCAATAGCTCGTATTGCACCTGCAAGAGAGTCTGCACCGTATCCTGCGGATATTGCTGTTGCCAAGTTACTAGCTGTGTTGACCGCAGTAGCGGCCCCTGTAATAGCGCCAGTTGCGGCGTTAGCCGATGAAATAAAGTCTGCCATTTATAATTGTCCTTTTGGTATAATATTTAGTTGACTTTTTAATGTGCGTAGTTTATAATATAACATCCGGAGAATGAATTAATGACAGCTAAAGTTAACTACCTAAACAACAAGGATATGTTGTTGGAAATACACCGTTCAAAAAGTTCGTATTGTGTGTTTACTAAACCAGAATATCATCAATATGATATCATACTACCTAGTGTAGATAAAATTAATATAAGAACAGTAGCAGAGGCCAAGAGAAATAGAGCTAAACGTATTGGTGACTTAGAATATTCTACCCGTAAAAAGGCCGGTGAGAAGATCAAACAAGCAGACTGCGAAATTGATTATAAAAAAATTCAAAAGTTAGATTTAGTGTTTAGAATTATGAGTTTTGATCACATTCCGCTAAACAATACACGTAAGAAAAATCCTAAAAGTCTCGCCGACCATAGAGATAAAGTAAACTTCCCACCGTTCCAGCACTGGAAGTTTGATGACACTGATCCAGAAAAATTAATATGTGTTGGCAAGAGTCATTGGAAGGGCACATTGGATAAAGGGCACTTTGACAAAGATGCGGGCCAAATCACTCCAACTCTAGCAAGAATGATGTTAAAATTATGTGAGAGGTATGCTACTCGCGGGAACGTTCGTGGATATACTTACAACGATGAAATGAAAGGTCAAGCTATTTTACAGTTGACACAAATAGGGCTACAATTTGATGAATCTAAAAGTGATAATCCTTTTGCTTATTTTACTGCCGCTGTTACTAATTCATTTGTGCGTGTTATCAATATTGAAAAACGCAATCAAAACATACGAGACGATATTCTCGAAATGAATGGTATGAACCCTAGCTACAGCAGAACAGGTGCAGGTGAACACGCCGCGGCATTAAAACGGCATAATGAGGATACAACTAATGACACAACCACTGACACAGCAACCGACACAACTGTTTAAAAAAGTAGCCTGTTTTACAGATATCCACTTTGGATTAAAATCTAACAGTAGTGTTCATAACAAAGACTGTGAAGATTTCGTAGATTGGTATATTGCTAAAGCAAAGGAGCAAGGCTGTGATACAGGAATTTTTATGGGAGACTGGCATCATAATCGCAACAGTCTTAATATCACTACTATGGACTATAGCCTTAGGGCCTTGGAAAAGCTCGGTCAGGCGTTTGATCAATTTTATTTTTTCCCTGGTAATCATGATCTGTATTATAAAGATAAACGGGATATTCATTCCGTTGAATTTGGCAAGTATATCCCTGGGATTACTGTGGTTCATCAGCCCACTACTATTGGCGAGGTTACTCTCTGCCCGTGGTTAGTAGGAGATGAATGGAAGAGTATAGGTAAGAAAGGCGGCAAGTATATATTTGGTCACTTTGAATTACCCAGCTTCTTCATGAACGCTATGGTACAAATGCCAGATCACGGTGAGATACAATTAGATAGTTTTCAAAATTACGAATTAGGATTTAGTGGGCATTTTCACAAACGTCAGCAACGTCAAAATATGATTTATATCGGCAATGCGTTTCCGCACAACTATGCAGATGCGTGGGATGATGACCGTGGCATGATGGTGTTAGAATGGGGCGGTCAACCTGAGTATCATACTTGGCCAGGGCAGCCTACATTCCGTACTACTAAACTAAGTGAGCTTATCGATAATGCAGACAAAATAATCTTGCCCAAGCAACATTTACGTGTTACACTAGATATAGATATTACATTTGAAGAAGCAAGTTTTATTAAAGAAAAATTTATCGCAGATTATGATATCCGTGAGCTAACGCTTATTGCCGAAAAGAAAGATATTGAAATTAATACTAACATTGACATACAGGCATTCGAAAGCGTAGATCAAATTGTTAGCAGTCAAATTATTAGTATTGACAGCGATCAGTTTGACAAAAATATGCTTTTATCGATCTACAATAATCTATGATAAAAATAAAAGAATTAACAGTTAAGAACTTTATGAGTGTGGGGAATCAAACCCAGGCTGTAAATTTCGCACAACAAAATTTAACACTTGTACTAGGTGAAAACTTAGATCAAGGCGGTGATGATAGCGGTAGCCGCAATGGTACTGGTAAAACTACTATTGTCAATGCGTTAACTTATGCACTTTATGGCAATGCGTTAACTAACATTAAAAAAGATAATCTTATTAATAAAATTAATAATAAGAATATGTTAGTCACACTAGCATTTGAAAAGGATGGCACAGACTACCGTATTGAACGCGGTCGTAAACCTAATATTTTACAGTTCTTTGTTAACGATCAAGAACAAGACACTGCCGAAACCGACGATGCTCAAGGTGATGTTCGTGAAACACAAAAAGATTTAGATGATATCTTAGGTATGAGTCACGATATGTTTAAACATATTGTTGCACTCAACACGTATACTGAACCATTCTTGAGCATGAGGGCAAACGACCAACGTGCTATTATTGAGCAACTATTAGGAATAACCCTCCTGAGTGAAAAAGCAGATCGTCTTAAGGAACTTATCAAAACAACTAAAGATGAAGTATTCCAAGAAAATGCAGATATTGAAGCCGCAAAGAAATCCAATGATAAGATACAGCAAAGTATTGATAGTCTAACAACTAGACAGTCGGCGTGGAACACCCAGCACGATCAAGAAGTTGAAAAGATTGGTCGAGCCATTATTGAATTAGAAGGCGTAGATATCGAAGCTGAACTTACCAAGCACAGCGAGCTAAAACTTTTTGAAGAGAGATCAGCAAAGCTGAAAAGCCTGAATAAGGAAAAGGCAACGCTAGATGCCGCGACAGCGCAAGCGGAGCGAAGCGTAAAAAAGTACGCAAGCGAGCTTGCTAAGTTGCAGGATAAAAAATGCCACGCTTGTGAACAAGAACTACATGATCACAAACATGAGGAAATGTCAGCTGAGGCTAACAAACACCTAAACGAAGCTAACACATATCACGACAAAGTAGTCAGTGATCGTAATAAAATACAAAGAGAAATTGATAGCGTTGGCCCAGTAAATACTCGTCCTGATACTTACTATGATACTGTTGAACAGGCGCTTAAACATCAAAATAATCTTAAAACTCTAGAAACTCAGCTGATTGTTAAAGCAGGTGAGAGTGATCCTTATCAAGAGCAAATTGACGAACTGCGTCATACTGCCATGCAG